GGGAGAGAATCCGCAGATCGCTATCGCCTCGACGCCGAAGCCCACGACCACCTTCAAGGATGCACTGAAGTTGCCCAGCGTCGTGATCACGCGAGGTGCGACGAAAGATAACAAGGCCAACCTAGCCAAGTCTTTCATCCAGGCTCTCGAGGAACGATATAAGGGCACGCGGCTGGGAAGACAGGAGCTCGAGGGCGAGCTGCTTGACGACAACCCCGGAGCCCTGTGGCGGCGCTCGTGGCTCGAGGAAGGCCGAATCACCAGGCCCTTCGAGAAGGACCCGATCGTAAGGATCGCGGTGGCTGTGGACCCCGGCGCCTCGGACAAGAAATCAGAAGACGTAGCCGAGCACGGGATTGTGGTGTGCGGCCGCACTGCCAAGGGTCACGGCATCGTGCTAGACGACGTGAGCTGCCAAGGCTCCCCGCAGACATGGGCCGTCGCGGCAGTTAAGGCGTACCACGACCACGGAGCGAATGTGATCGTGGCCGAAGCCAACCAGGGCGGGGCCATGGTGAAGCACACCATCCACACGATTGATCCGACCATCCCTGTGGTGCTCGTATGGGCCAGCCACGCCAAGGAGGCGCGCGCGGAGCCGATCTCAAGCCTCTACGAGCAGGAGAAGATGCACCACATGGGCGTGTTTGCGGAGCTCGAAGACCAGATGTGCGAGTGGGAGCCCGGGAAGGGCATGAAGAGCCCCGACCGCCTGGACGCGCTGGTGTGGGGATTCACGCATCTGTTCCCGGCCAGGTCGGTGGGCGTCGTCTCCTCCAACTATTGACCTGGGAGGGCATTCTCGCCACTCGGCCTCGTGCTCCCGGCCACCCTCGCCCAACTTGAACACGGCTCGCTGATCCGCGACGGCGTGGACTCTCTTGCCAACCGGGTGTTCACCTATAAGAAGGCCGACGAGTACTACACGGGCAAGCACCCCATGAACTACGTCTCGAGCGCGTTCCGGGAGCGGTTCCAGGGTGCGTTGCAGCACCTTGCGGACAATCTCTGCCCGCTCGTGGTGGACACGATCTCCGGGCGGCTAATCGTGGACAGCTTCGACCCTGTGGAGGAAAATGCTGCCCGGTTCTTGACCGCTTCACGGTTCGATGCGAAGCAACGCCAGATCCACCGGGATGCTGTGCTCTACGGAGACGCCTACGCCATTCTGTGGGAGACGGACGAAGGCCCAAGGCTCTTCCGTCAGCGGCCTTGGCAGATCATCCCGGTTTACGACGACAGCGACTCCGAGCGCATGATCGCCGCAGTGAAGGTGTGGCAGGTTGGCACCAAGAATGAGCGCCGGACCCGCGTGACGGTCTACTTCGAGAACCGTGTGGAGCGATACATTACGCAGAACAAGGTGAATGCCCTCAGCGGCCTGGCCAACGCCACACTGATCCCGTTCGATGCAGACGGCGAAGAAGCCAATCAACTCCACACCTTTGGCCGTGTGCCTATGTTCCATTGGGCAAACGGCGCAGGGCCGGGTGAGTTTGGGCGTTCGGAACTCCAGCCCGTCATCCCCTTGCAAGACCTCCTGAACAAGTCTCTGTACGACCTGGTGGTTGGCATGGAGGCCAGCGCCTATCCTCAGCGATTTGCCACCGGGATTGAGCAGACCATCAACCCTGAAACAGGCAAGCCAGACCAAGCCTGGGTTGCTCAAAAGCTCTGGGTGTCAGGCAACCCGGACGCGAACTTTGGCCAGCTTCCTGGTGGCGAGTTCCAGGGGAACCTTGCGGTAGCCGAGAGCACTCGTATGGAAGTGGCGCGGGTTTCCTCGGTGCCGGCCTACTTCTTCGGCCAGAAGGGCGAGGTGCCGAGCGGCGCGGCCCTTCGAGTGACGGAGAGCCCGCTGCAGACCAAGGTGGAAGACCGACAGGTCACCTTTGGCAACGTGTGGGAGGACATCGTGGGCACGGCCACCGGCCAAGAGGTGAACGCGGTCTGGCGCGACACTTCGCCGGTCACAGAGCTTGAGCGCGCGGAGCTTGGCGCTGTGCTCGACCGTCTTGGGGTGCCGAAGGCCATGGTGTTCCAGCTTGCCCTCTCCGTGGATGCCGCCCAGGCGCAAAAGCTGGCCACTGAGGCCGAACAGGCCGCACTCCAGCGCGAGGAGCGTGCCTTCGCCCGGCTCACCCGCGCCCCTGAAGTGCCCTGATGACTATTCAGGAGATCTCGGCCCAGTATCGCCAGCGCATCATCGAGCGCGAAGCCGTTGCCATCCTCGGGATGCAGCAGGCGTATCAGCTCCTCGAAGACGTTCTGCTGCTCGAGCTCCTCACTCTCCTTGATGCCTTGGCCGAATCGGGCACGGACGCTCCGGTTTCGTGGCTTCTTCGCTCCGAGCGCCTTCAGCGGCTTCTCGACCAGGTGGCCATCCAGATGGGCGAGGTGTCGGACCTGTCCACCGCGCTGATTACTGGCGCCCAGGCGGAGGCAGTTGCGATGGCGGGCGCGGCCGCTTATGATTTCGCGTATGCCGCCCACCCGGACAAGCTGCGGGTCTCAACCGAATGGAACCGGCTCCCGGTGGCCGCCCTCGAGAACATGGTGGGTCGGCTGAGCGATGGAAGCCCGCTCGCGGATCTGCTGGGTCGGTATCCCGCGGAGCTTCGCCAGGCCGTGCAGGACAGTCTGATTGAGGGCGTGGGGCAAGGCCAGAACCCGCGCAAGGTGGCCGCCGCAATCCGCCGAAGGGTGCGCACGGGGCTCGAGGAGCCAGGGATCGCCAGCGACGTAGTGAACGCCGCCCGGGAGCTGAATCAGAAGGCCAACGTGATCGCCAGGACGGAGATCGTGAGTGCCCACCGTGACGCCGCGCTCGTGAACTATCAGGCCAACGCCGCCCAGCTTGGCGCAGTCGGATACCGGCGCATCTCGGCCCTTGACATTCGCACCTGCCCGGTGTGCTGGGCCTTGCATGGCCGCCTCTACTCCGTGAACCAGCCCTTCTATCGCCACCCGCAGTGTCGGTGTGCGGCGGCTGTGGTGTTCAGCGTGGTGGATGAGGACGGAATCGGCGACGGCCCCACTCGGTTCGCGCGGCTCTCGAAGGGCAAGCAGATCGAGATTCTCGGCCCTGGCAAGTTCGACCTCTATCAGTCCGGACAGTTCGCACTTGCTGACTATGTGGCCGAGTTCGAAGATCCGCGCTGGGGGCCGCAAGTGCGCGAGCGGTCTCTTCGCTCGCTCGTAGCGCGTTGACGCCCGCCCTGGCCCATCCCAAGGGCCTCCGATGTTGCGAGATGCACTCAGACGATACCGGAACGCACCCGGCGCGCCTGGTGGTGGGACACCCCCGGCCCCGGGTGCTGGCACCGGCACTCAGGACCCCCCGGCGAACACGCTGAGCTACGACGATTGGTACAAGGGCCTCGACGACAGCCAGAAGGCTTTGGTCGATGGCAATACATCGGGCCTCAAGTCCGCACTCCAGTCCGAGCGCTCTTCGCGCCAGGCCCTCGAAAAGCAGGTCGCAGAACTTGCCAAGAAGGCTGAAAAGGGCTCTGAGATCGAGACTCAACTGGGACAGTTGCAGGCTCAACTGAGCGAAGCCAACCAACGCGCGGAGTTCCTTGCTGGAGCCCCGGCCGCAGGTTGTGCGGACCCTCAACTGGCATTCTTGGCCGCCCGGGAAGGGGGCCACTTCGACATGAACGGCAAGCCGAACTGGGAGGCGATCAAGCTCGCTCACCCGAACCTGTTTGCCACTCAAACGCCTGCTCCGAGAGGGAGCGGCGACGTGGGACGCGGAAATCAAGACCCGCCCAAAGCCGACGATATGAACGCACTCATTCGGCGTGCTGCAGGGCTCCAGTAACCCTTAACCCAAATGATTAGCAGAAACGAAGCTTCCGCCCTCATTCCTGAAGAGGTATCGAGGCAGATCGCCGAATCCGTAGCCGAACGCAGCATCTTTATGCAACTTGCGACGCGGCTCCCGAACATGACCCGTGCGCAGTTGCGCATGCCGGTCCTCAGCACGCTTCCCGAAGCGTACTTTATCAACCCTTCCGACACCGGTCTTCAGCAAACGACTCAAGCCGTGTGGTCGAACGTCTTTGTCAACGCCGAAGAGATTGCTGTGGTCGTGCCGGTTCCCCGCACGGTCATTTCGGATGCTGACTACGACCTGTGGGGGCAAACTCGCCCGGCCCTGATTCAAGCCATCATGCAGAAGGTGGATCGTGCTGTGTTCTACGGCACTGACCGACCGGCAAGCTGGCCTGAAGGCATCGTCACAAAGGCGGTGGCCGCTGGCAACGATGTGGACCTCAGCACTGTCACTGGTGGCGGTGGCGACCTGTACGACGCGATTCTTGGCGAGAATGGGGTCTGGTCGAAGGTGGAAGAAGATGGCTACGGCGTGACCGCCGCAGTGTCCCTTTTGACCATGAAGGGCAAGTTGCGCCAGTTGCGAGACGAAAACAAGCAGCCGATCTTGATGAGAAATGGGTTGCAAGGAGCCGCTGACTACGACCTTGATGGGGTGCCTCATTACTTCCAGAAGAACCTTCGCGCTGCTGATGCGAGCGCGTTGATGATTGCGGGAGAGTGGGCGAACGCTGTCTACAGCATCCGCGAGGACATGGAATTCCGAATCCTCACCGAGGCTACGATCCAGCGTCCTGACGGTTCGATCCTCTACAACCTTGCCCAGCAGAACATGGCGGCCCTTCAGGTCATCATTCGCTTGGGCTGGGCTGAGCCGAACCCGGCGAATCTGGTGAACCCGGATGCCTCGACCCGATACCACTTCGGAGTGTTGGTGGCCTAATGGGGAAGCTCTTCGATCACTACTCGGAGGGGCGGCTTCAGTTCACGCTGAAGGCAGTAGCCGGCGCTGGCGGGATGCTGGCGGTGCAGAACGACGGAGACACGCCTCTGATCATCGACATTGCCTCGGTGAGCATCACTGGAGCAGTCGCAGGGCAAACCTTCGACGCCGGCACTGCTGCGACGGCAATCTCTGCGGACAACCTCATGGACGGTCAAAGCTTGGCCACGCCTGGGCGTCTGAACAACAAGCTGAACCCCGGTGCGAACGGCAAGGCCTGTGCGTACTGGCCGGTTGGGCACTGGCTCACTTTCACAGCTTCCGGCACACCGACCGCCCTCGCTGGAAAGGTGGACCTTCATGCGGTTCCGGTGAACTGACCATGAAGCTGAAGAACCGAGAAGGTACTCGCGTCGTGATCCTGGGGGACTCCCCCCAGGACGCGAAACGGGCCGCCATCCTGAAGAAGGATGGATACACCGAGGTCGCCGAAGCCCCCGAGCCGAAAGTCAAGGGGGTACCGGCCACCAACTCTGAAACGCCCAGCGAGTTCGCTGGCATGACCAAGACTGACCTTGTTGCTCACCTCGAGGCCGCAGGACGCGACCCGAAGGAACTCAAGGCCCTGAAGAAGGAAGAGCTTGTTGTCCTTGCACAGCAGGCCGCAGACGCCGAAGCCGCCAAGACGGATGGCGAGGAGGAAACCCAACCGTAACTTCCTCACGAGCGTGTGTTCATCTCCAAGCCTCCCCACTGGTCCGGGGAGGCAATTTTTTTTCTGAAAATAGTGCGAGAAGCGGCGATAAACCCCTTAATCGGCCGCGCGACGGCCGTACCTTAGCGCATGCATAAGCTGCATAGAACCGTCTCGTCCCTCATCAAGAGCCAGCAACAGCGCCATCAGATATCTCTAGCTGCCAAAAATCTCAAGGCAGGAGAGATGAACAAGGCGCTAGCAGAGCAAACGGCGAAGGATGCGCTTTGTGGTTTCCAATGCCCTGGCAAGTGCGGAAAGCCAATCTTGGTCTCTGCCCGTGTCACCGTGGACTACGCGGGCCAGGTGGAGCTGACTGGTTGCTGTGAGGTCGGGATGCCACATGCACTGGCAATCGTGAATGAGAGGTTGAAGATGGTGAACTGACGTTGCCTCTCGCGGTCACGCTCGCCACCTGTGGGCGTGACCCTCACCGCCGCCCGCGACTTCCTTGTGCTTCGCACCGCCGCCGATCAAGAGCCGGTGGTGACGAATGCGAACGTCGAGACATTCCTCGGCCAGTGCAAACTGGCGGACAGCGCGGGCCGCGCTCCCACTGATACCGCCTGGGTGCCGACGTGGGACCTCAACCTGGCTGAAGCCATGATCTATGAGCGAAAGGCCGCCATGATCTCTCAGCAGGTGACGTTCGAGCGCGACGGGTCGAAGTTCGACCTGACCGACCGAGTGAACGGCTATAAGGAAAGGGCCGACAAGGCGCGAAGGCGCCGGGTTTCTGGCGTCCCCCTGGAACTGACGCTGGCGGAGGATTCCCTTGTTGTCAGCGAGTGATGTGGCCTGGATGAGCGCCGCCCAGGAGACCGCGCTCCCTGATGAGCTGCGGCTCCTCACCCGCGCATCGAGCGCCACGCCGGAAGGGCACGTGGAAACCGTGGATACCTGGTCTTCCGCGCACCCCTGCCACATCATAATGCACCGTGAAGGGGATGAGGTAGCGGACATCGAGCCGGTACCGATCGCGCGGCAACGCTACCAGCTCACCTATCCGAAGTCGGTAACCATCACTCCGGCCGATCAAGTGCAGGTGAATGGGATCGTTTACGAGGTGGACTCTGTGGACGACCCGCAGGAGTGGCAAACCGCAGGGCGGGCCGTCATCCGGAGGCTCCAGTGATTCCTGAACTGTTCGTCGAAGTGAAGGTGCCGGAGCTTGATGGCCTGGTGGATCACCTCGATGAGGAGCTGCGTAACGCGGTACAAATTGCCACGTTCCGCGCCGAGACGGCCGCGAAGATCGCCGCGCCGGTGGACACGGGGCTCCTCAGAAACAGCATCATCAGCTACGTCTATGGCAAGGGCTCATTCGTGAGTGCGTCGGCCTTCCGCCCTGGGGCTGGATTTCCCACGGCGGAGCGCCCCCGCGACCCGTGGGAAGGCATCATTTCGACCGGCACGGAGTACGCCCGTCATGTGGAGGACGGCACAACGCGCGAGCTGAAGGATGGCGGTACCCTGCACATCCCGGGTCGCTTCTACATGAAGCACGCTGCACGGCAGCTTGAGACGCGCATCTTCCCCCAGGAAGTGGACCGAGGAATCAAGAGGGCTATGAAGCGTGGCAAGTGAGCATCAGGCCATTGAACGTTGGGTTTACAGCACCCTCTCCGGTGACGCGACCCTTCTCAGCCTGGTGGCCAACATGCCGAACGGCACTGACCCGGCCATCTATGCGGGTCGTCTTGCGCCGAGCCAGACCGAGTACCCCGCCGTCGCTTTCGACATTCCGCAGATGGACGACATCAACGCTCAGGGGCACCGCCATCAGTGTCACGCAATGCTGATGGTTTACAGCTTTTCAAACGGAGAGATTCCGCCCTACGGGGTGGCCAATCGGATTGAGCAGCTGCTCCACCAGGCGAAGGCCGTGAGTGAGGGCTACACGCTAGTATGTGAGCGGGTTGGTGAGAACGTGCGCACGAACGTTGACGGCTCCCGCATCTTTCGGCACTTGGTCACTGAGTACCGCGTGATGCTTGCGGTGCCTCAGAGCTAGCAATGTCCGTCGCCCCCGTTTATCTGACCTCTCACGAGTTCATCATCACTATGCGCTTCTGTGGCGCGGATGTTGGAAAGTTTCCGGCCTCCCTGCCCTCAAACCCGGACGTCACCTTTGGCGCGAACTCTGTGCGCTTCTCGGGTGGCCAGGAGCTTGCCGACTTTAGTGGCGCCCAGGATCGCACGGCATTGAACCGAATCCTCAAAGACAACCCGTCCATCACCATCTCTGGCAATCTGAAGCTCCCCAGCAATCTGCTCGAGGAGTTCCAGGACAATGGGCCGCTTGTGCAGGTCACTGTCACCGGGAACAACCAGCTTGATGCCGGCGCGAACTTCACGATGGTCTACAAGGGCATCCTGCCGACCCCAGACATGGACTTCATCGGCAACCCTGGCACGATTGATCTGAACGTCATGGCGTACGGCGAAATCCCGACGATTGTCCAGGCGGGCCTGTGAGTAATCCGTTCGCAAGGCTGGCCAGCCAAGAGCCAGAAGATCGCGTTGTTGAGGTTGGCGGGGAAGTGTTCAATTTGTCCGCCGCTGGGGTTTCGCTCGAGGATAAGTTTGCTGTCCTCTTCCCGACGCCCACGAAGGATGAACAGCTTGCCGACCACTTGAGTGTTGCCATTGGCGTAAAGGTGCCAGACTTCGTTGTTGCTTCGGCGCGGGCCATCCTTGCGGCTTATGTGCCGCCCGAAGGCGGACATGCGCCTGACATCAGCGACGTGGTGCGCATGGCTTTCAAGCACCCAGCAGCCTTCGCTCACCTCGAAATGGTCGCTAACGAGATTCTCGGCCTTTCGACCGCCACCAAGACGGTCGGTGGCCTGGCCGACTGGAATGACGTTTACCGGCTCTTGCGGACCGCCCACCGCAAGGGTGGCGATCCCAATCTCATCCGTGAGGCGGCATTGATCGCCAAAGCTGCGCTGACTGCCTCCAACGTGGATGCCGAGCCGCTTGATGCTAAGCCCAATCCGCTGATGGAATCATTCCGGGGAAACTCGGAAGAGGCCAGCTCAGATGGCTCCTAATCCGTCTGACCCTGGCCGCTACTAATCAACACCCTGGCGTGCTGCTCCGCCAGGGTTGGACCCCTCAGCAAGTGCTCGAGGTGTGCTGGGTCGCCTATCAGCGCGAGCTGGCTGAAGAGAGCGTGGCCAACAAGCTCGAGAAGCAGAACAAGGCCGACGCCGCCCGCCGCAATCGCCACCGGTGAGCGTGAGCGAGAACCAGGTCATTATCCGCGCCAGGCTGGCCCAAGCGGCCACCGTGATGCGCGGTCTTCAGGACCTCCGAAGAGTGGCGCGTCAGAA